ATGGGCGCGGGCGCTGTGACGTATGGCTGTTGGCTCGCGTATGCGCCTGCAGGCTATGTCATCGGCGGCGCGTTGGCGGTTGCGCAAGGATTGGCGCTGGCTAGGGCGCACGCATAATGCTGGCCGAGGCATTCGCTCGCAAGGCGCTGAGCACCTACGACGTATTTCGGGACATCCTACCGCCGAAGTCATCGGCGAGCGGGAAGGCGATCACCAAGACGACGGCGCTGGAAGTCGCGGCGGTGTTCGCATGCTTGCGTGTGCGGGCGAATGGCGTTGCGCAGGTGCCGCTCAAGATCATGCGCGAGAGCGGGGATGGACGGACGCGCCTGCCTGCGAAAGAGCATCCTCTGTATGCGCTTCTGTCGACGAGCCCGAACGGGTGGCAGACATCGTTTGAATATCTCGAAACGTTGTCCTTGCATCTGGATCTATGCGGGCAGCATTACTCGTTCATCAATCGATCGAGCCGCGGCGATGTGCTGGAGTTGATCCCGCTGGAGCCGGGGTCCGTAACCGTAGATCGTGCGGACGATTACACGCTGACCTACCAGGTGCGTGCACAGAATGGCGGTGTGCGGCCATTCCCTGCGTCGACAATCTGGCACGTGCGCGGGCCATCGTGGAATAGCTGGATGGGTCTCGAGTGTGTGCAGCTCGCGCGCGAGGCGATCGGCCTATCGATGGCTCTGGAAGAGCAGCAAGCTCGGATGCAGAAGAACGGCGTGCGCGCTTCTGGGACGTACAGCATCGAAGGCTCATTGAAGTCTGATCAGTTCGCCGCCCTGAAAAAGTGGGTCATGGAAAACAACAGCGGCGCTGAGATCGGCGCCCCGCTGATCCTGGACCGTGGCGCGAAGTGGTTTCAGAACAGCCTGTCTGGAGTCGACGCTGAGACGCTGGACACGAGACGATATCAGGTCGAGGAAATCTGCCGGCACTTCCAGGTTAACCCGATCATGATTTTCGCCGAGAGCAAGAACACGACCTATGCCAGCGCTGAACAAATGTTTCTTGCGCACGTGGTGCATACGCTCGCTCCGACGTATCGTCGGATCGAGCAATCTATCGATGCGAATCTGTTGCGAGCCGATGAACGCAAGGCGGGACTGTATGCGAACTTCGTTGATGCCGGGCTCTTGCGCGGATCGATCACGACGCAGAAGGATGTGATTCTTGGATACGTCAACGGTGGCGTCATGAAGACGAACGAGGGACGCGCGCTGCTTGATATGAACCCGGATGATGACCCAGCGAGCGACAAGCTCCGCGTCCCAGCGAACATCGTTGGCAGCGTGAAGCCTGCTGAGTCGGAGCCTGCCGACGGCGAAGAGGATCGCCAGGAATGGTCGGTCACGCCACTAAAGGCGATGCCGTCGATCGCGTCTATTCCGCTGATGGCTGGCGCGTTCTATTTCCTCCGGCACGCGGAATCTAGCGCGCTTGATACTTTGACCGAGACGGGCGCGGAGCAAGCGGCAGCAGCGGCGCAGAAACTCGGGGGCGCCGGCGTCACGGCGATCTATAGCAGCAACCTCGGGCGTGCACGCGATACTGCGGAGGCGATCGGCCGCGCGCTAGGCGTGCAGGTGACCGTGATTGCGGGGCTGGCTGAACGTCAGTTCGCGGAGCCGTGGGCATCGTTCAGCGACCGTACCGGGCAGGCACTCGCGCAGATACCGGCTGAGGGATTGCCGCTCATTGTCGCGCATGCGGGAACCTATCGCTGGCTCTCGGCGCTTGTCGGTAACGCATCGAGCGCGGAGTCAGTGACCAACGGCGTGCCGATATTGTTTTCTCCAAAAGCAGGAGTTCAAGCATGAACGCATTGAAGACCATCGCAACTTCAGATAGCGAGATCCGCGTCGGCAATTACCTGGTTCTGTTCGGTGGCCGCGACCTAGCTGGCGAGTACTTCACCAAGAACACGCACTTCGACAGCAACTATACGGACCTCGGCATTCTGTACGAAGACTTCGAGCACGGCGTAGACACTGACGACACGGGCAACGATGAAGACAACGTGCTCGGCATCGCTGACTGGAAATCTGCGAAGGTCGATGATAACGGAATCTTCGTTGAGCGCATTCTGAATCGCCGCTCGGAATATATGCAGTATCTGATGCAGCTTATTGACATGGGCGTGATGGGGACTTCAAGCGCTGCCATACGTGGAGCGGTTCGTAAGAAGAGCAGCGGGGAAATCGTGGAGTGGCCATTGATGCGCGACTCGCTCACAGTCACGCCGATGGAGCCGCGTATGGTAACCGGTAATATCCTGACTGCTGTCAAGGCGCTATCCGAGGCGTTCCCGAATTCCAAATCGATCGGGCGCATTATCTCTCGGGGTGCGGCGAAGTCGGTTATCGAATCGATCGGATCATTAAGCGACATGGAGAGCTACCTTCGAGATGTCGGTGGTCTCAGTCGCTCGGAAGCGAAGACGTTGTTGGCACAGATGAAGACCCTTGGTCGGCGTGACGCTGACGAGGGAGGCTTGCAGGACATCGCGGACGCGCTCAAGCGCCGAAGCGAGAAGCAGCTTGCGCAGCGAGACGCTGATGCGGCATTGGCACAGATTGCCGAGGCGCTCAAACGTCGAGGCGCAGCGTTGGCCGCGTAGGCTGACATCACCAGCAAAGGACATCATCATGGAAGTTAAAGACATTGCGGCCCTGATCGAGGATCAGGGGAAAGCGTGGGACGAGTACAAGAGGGCCAACGACGCGCGGCTTGCGGCGATGGAGTCGAAGGGCTATGCGCCGGCGGAGCTTACCGAGACGGTCGAGAAAATCGACAAGCACTTGGCCGACCTCGGAAAGCAGGTGACCGAGGTTGAGAAAAAGGCGGGACGCATCGGCTCAGAGAATCAAGACTCAACGCCAGAGCAAGACGAATACCGCAAGGCGTTCAAACTCTACATGCGCACTGGCGAGGTCGATGCGCGCGCACTCAAGGACCTTGGTCGGAAGGCAATGAATACGTCATCTGATCCGGACGGCGGTTATCTCGTGCTGCCTGAGATGGACATGGCCATTGACCGCGTTGTCGAGACGATGGGCGGGCTCGCGAACCTTGCGGACACTGTCACGATCGGAACTAAGACGTGGGAGAAGCTGGTTAAGGTTTCTGGTATGGCGATGCGTCGCGTATCGGAAGGCGGGACTGGCGGTGAGACGACCGAGCCGACGTACTCCAAGGTTCGCATCGACGTGCACACGGCGGAAGTTGAACCGTGGGTTTTCAACGAAACGCTCGAAGATTCGAGGGTCAACCTTGAGACCGATTTAGCCAACGAAGCAGCGATTGGATTTGCAGAAGGCGCGAATGCCGAATACATATCCGGCGCTGGCGTGAACGGTGCGCGCGGCATCATCGCTCACGACAACGTGCACAACTCTTCGTGGGAGTGGGGCAAGATCGGGTTCATCCGCTCCGGCAAATCCGCGGCGTTTATGTCGGTCGCTCCTGCGGATCGTCTCATTGATCTACAGCACGCGCTCAAATCGCAGTACCGTGCTGGCGCGCAATGGCTCACGAACGATACGACGCTCGGAATCATGCGGCAGATGAAGGACGGCAGCGGCGCGTATTACCTCTGGAATCCAGATCCTGCCGGCGGCTTCGGCGGGCGGTTTCTGGGATCGCCAGTGACCGTCGACGACAACATGCCGGCGCTCGGTGCGGGATCCTACTCGCTAGCGTTCGGGAACTGGATGCGCGCGTACAAGATCGTCAACCGCTCGGGCACTACTCTGATTCGCGATAACCTTACGGCTAAGGGGCAAACTAAGTTCAATTTCCGTAGGCGCTTCGGCGGGGCCATCGTAAATTATGAGGCAGCGAAACTCATGATTATGACTACAGGGGCCGCGTGATACTTGTGGTGTTAACAACTTAAATGCTGCTATCATGTGAATGTCTAAGGAGGCGCTCACATGAAGCGGCCAGGCAAGAAGCTTCCGGCAAATTCCCTCGGAAGATGCAAGATCGATGGATGCGGTAAACGAGCGGTGGCATTTCACTTATGCTCGGCGCACTACTCAAAGTTGAACAAGTTCGGTGACCCGTTGGCCGGAAGAACCAATGACGGCGGGTTATGCCGCGTCGAAGATTGCGGCAGAGAGAAGAAGGCTCGTAGCCTATGCACGATGCATTACGAGAGAGTTAAGAAACACGGAGATCCTTGTGTCTCGAAGCCGCCGCCGCGTGGTTGTAGTATTGATGGATGCAATGATGTTCACAAAGCGCACGGATTATGCTCCTTCCATTACGGCCGTAGCCGCGCGCATGGTGATCCTTTAGGCGGACGCCAACGACGAATACGGCGTTATGAGATGGGGCAATGCAAAGTAGATGGCTGTAATCGCAAGGCCAAGTCTCTGCACCTATGCGGGAATCACTTCGCCAAGCTGAAAAAACATGGAGACCCTCTTGGGGGTTACGTCCAAGACGGTCGCTCTAAACAGTGGCACGTCCGCAAGGGCGGTTACATCATGAAGTTCGATCGCAGCAATCCATACGCGAACAAAATTAGCGGCATAGTTTTACAGCACAGCGCAGTGATGGGTGAGGCGCTAGGAAGGCCATTGCGTAATGGTGAAACGGTACACCACAAAAACGGAAACCGTAGCGACAACAGATTAAGCAACCTTGAACTGTGGAGCAAGGCCCAGCCCGCTGGGCAGCGAGTTAGCGACAAGGTGAAGTGGGCGCGCGAGATTGTGAAGGAGTACGGGCACTTGTTTTAGATGTTCAAATCCTGGTGAGAGGAGTTGGCCGTGAATGAAATTGAATCCGCCTGTAAGTCCGGGTTGTTATCAACGCGAGCGAAGAACTGTCTTCTTGCCGAACGTTACTACACAAAATCCGCCGTTATGGCAGCGACCGATACTGAGTTGTTGAAACTTCCAGGCATGGGTCGAACGTCTCTTAATGAGATCAAACGATGGTTAGGCATAGATGTCGCAAAGCCTCGTACAAGCCCAATTGCCATACGCTGGGCAACTACGCTTCTTCGTAATAACGGATACGTCGTATATTTGAAGAAGCGGAAAAAGTGAAGTAGCACTGTCCTGGTGAGAGGACGCAAACGGGGCCGGCTTTCGAGTCGGCCCTTTTCATTGTGGTTGGGCAAACTTCTCACCCGAAGGGACATACCATGAGCATTCGAGACTTACACAGCAACATCCGCACGAAGACTGTAGTCAAGGCTGGCGCGAACGCTTCTGCCGCTGGCCAGGCTGGCGTGATCATTGATCGCCAGGGCTACGGTGGCGTCGAGTTTATTTTCAACTACGGCGAGATCACTGCGACGGATGCGACGATCACGGTAGTAGTGAAGGACGGCACAGCGACTGATGCGCTTGCTAGCGTTGCCGACACGTACCTGCTTGGCACCGAGGTGCTCGCTGGTGTTGCGGCTACTACTCCGCGCGCATCCGGTGTGAGCAAGAACGTGACCAAGCGCCTTGGCTACGTTGGCGACAAACGTTACGTGCAGGCGAGTATCGGCGCCGCAACGGTATCGGCTGGCGTGAAGGTCGCTGTGGCGGCCGTGCTGCACTCCCCGCAGTTAGCGCCGCAAGACAATCCGTAGAGACACTCTGCGAGGAATAGGTCGCATGCTCACCCATGCGGCGCCGTGAGACTCGGCACCACAACTTTTCTGGTGAGAGAAAATGAGAGACGGAGAACGACAGGTTAGTCCCACGCTGGACGGCATTCGCCGCGATCACGTGGCGCGGTATCAGTTCGCTGCGAACGTCATCGTCGGAGTTGGCAAACGAGTCATCGATTACGCATGCGGCATAGGGTACGGTTCGAAGATCCTGGCGGACGCTGGCCACATCGTAACCGGGTATGACATAGACGCAGAAGCGATCGAGTACGCAAAGGCGCATTACCAATTGGACGGGCATCTGCCGGAGTATCGTATCAACAACGGCGAGGCCCCGAGTGACCTGATAGACGCGGATGCAGCGGTCTGCTTCGAGACAATCGAGCACCTAGAAGATCCGAAGCCGTTATTGAAAGCGCTGCGCTCTGCCGCTCCAATCCTGATTGCGAGCGTGCCGAACGAGGCGGTTATGCCGTGGCGACGCGCTGACGGCGCGGTTGCCGCGCACCACTACCGACATTACCTTAA